GTGTAAACCGGTATTCGCTGTACACCTTAAATAATGCCGACAATGCATTAGCTACCCCAGTCATTTGATATGAACCAACCACCGGAAAAGCGGTATTGGAACAGTCAATAGTAAACACGTTGCCAGAAATGTTGGCTAGTGACGGTAGTGGGCTAAAGAATTGTTGGCCGTTGAAGAACGTGCCATCAAAACTGATTTTAGGTCGAGGTACTCTGTAAACTCGTGTATCAACAGGTCTACTCAGAGATTTGGAGGTCTTGTTGCCCCCTTGCTTGCTACTTTTCTTTCTTGCCATTAGAAAATGAATGAGGAGTTGCTATCACAGCTGTGCAGGCAATCGAAATGTGTATGGTTAATACCCAGTGGGCCCATCTGGAGCTGGCCATACATCCACTCTAATCCAGCCTGTTGCGCAAAGTCCATCCCGAAAGCCTCCCGGAAGGATTCGCGCGCTGCTGGAGTCACATCCTTTTCAGACCTTTGGACCAAGGAGGACAGGCGGAAGAACCCAGAGGATTGGAAAAGTCTCCATTTAGACATTTTGTTTTTCCGCTTCCCAAAGTTCTTCAACCAACGGTAGAACTCCTGATAAACAGGGAGTCCTGCCGTTAAACTCAATCCGCCCTCTCCAATGGCCTGAAGCCATTGTGAAACTTGTTGTTGGTTCGTCGTGCAGACCAAGTCCTTGGACAAGGCTACTAAATTGCGAACCATTCTCCAGCACTCCCCGTCAAACACCGGGTGCATCTGACAAAATTCAATATGCTCCAAGACATACACCGTGGGTTCTACTTTCATTTTAAACCCCAAATCAGCATACCACGAGGCCACAGAACGACGGAATAAAGCCTCATCAGCTTGTTCCATAATAACAACTATATCGTCGCCGTTGTCCATGACCTCGTGTGATATGCCAAGTTTGTGACACAAGGAGTATGTCATTGCAGTCATTAATAAACAATTGCCCAGTGCCGTATCCATGTCACCACTCATCCTACTACCATCTATCTCGTATTTGACGTACCCGTCTTTGCAACTTCCATGCCCTTTGTTGTGCAACATCTGATTTAACAACCAAAGGAATTCTGGCTCATTACAAAACCTTGAATAAATTTGGTGTGTCCATTTTAAAGCTGCAACACTACAATGCTGGTCGAATCTGGAAGCATCCAGTGATACGGCACAAGGGTTTTTAAACATGCGCCATTTACTAGCG